GCAGTGGAAATGTCGATTATTTCCCCGGTACCACCACCCGGTAATTCAAGATCAACAAGCGTACCAATACTAAATTCTTCTTCTTGTTCTTGCTGTGGTGGTTGGCCAGCAACTTTATTCTGAACTCTTTGCTGTACTCCTTGAGCAGCACCAGCTACTGCAGCTTGGCCAACTTGTTTAGCAGCTGCCTTTGCACCCGGCATTAAAGCTTTTGCACCTTTCACTATTTTCGGTACAAGTTTTGCAGCACCTCTTGCTATAATCGGAGCTACTCGTGCTGCGCCCATGACTAAAGGAGCAATCTCTTGAACTACTTCACGTTTGGTACCACCTTCATAGGTTGCAATCGTTCTTTCATTTAAAAGGTCTTGCTCATCGACAATTTGCCCATATACTTCGGACAATTGAGTCATTGCTTTATCTGCTTTTGATTTATAATATTTGGCCATGATTTCCTTTAACTACATTTTGATACGACTCCATTAATTGGGTCATTGATTTATCTGCTTTTGATTTATAATAAGACTCTTTCTTTTCATCGTTATAGGATTCATCTTCTTCATACTCTTCATTTTCATCAGGATTAAATCCTTGCTCTTCAGCATCGTCATCTTCTTGTTTATCACGACGTTTAAAATACCTTTCATCTGACAAATTTGTATCTGCCATTTTTTTATGATGTCGCATTAACATATCATCATCTTCTATATCTTCAGCATCTTCATTCTGATCTGATATAGCTTTTGCTATAATATCTACCATACCACCTAAAGCACGAGGATTGTGTGTCGGATCACTAGAACCGTGTCTATCATCATTATCACCACACCCACCGGCACGGCGACCAATTAACATTGCTTCATGATCTTCGTGACTCTCTTCTGATTCGTTCCCAAATGCTGCGCTTCCCCAAGAGCCTCTATTTTCATCAGCATTAACACCAGTATCTTCTGGTTGCGGTGTTGATTGATCGTTTTCTTCAGCTTCTTCCGTCCCAGGATCTTCACCTGTCCTCTTAAAGAATAGTTTATAATCTTTACCATTAATAAGACCATCTGTACCTACATGAGCATCAGGTTGATCAGCTTTGGTGTATATCCAATTACCTTGTCCTGTGACTTCGCTTTTTTTCCAGCCCTTTCTTGTCAACATTCTACCAGATCTTTCTTGTAAAGTCTCTTCTTCGCCTTCGTAGTTTTCTACAGGATTTTGATCTTCAGCTTCTGCAGCGTAACCGGTGTGCGTTTCGGTACCCATATTAGGTGCCATTCTTGCCTGTTGGTATCCACTTGAACCTGTCCCTTGTTCTTGCGCTGCATAATAGTCCTTCATACCCTCTCCTAATAAGTTGGAAGAATACACTTCAGACAGTAATTTTAAATCTCTTTTACGATTTTTCCCTGCTTGCATAATATTATTTATTCAATACCGGTTTAAATAATATTATAATGCAAAATAAAAGAGATTATTATCTTGGAAATCCTAATCTACCCACAGAAAATTCTAAATTTGAGTGGACGCCAAAAATGTTGGCGGAACTTAAAAAAGCAAAACAAAATCTTCTATATTTCGCAGAGAATTTTTTCTATATAGTAAACCTTGATAGAGGGAGAGAAAAAATTATGTTACATTCTTGTCAAAAAAGATCTCTTAGAAAAATGAGAGATAATCGATTTTTTATATTATTAGCATCAAGACAAATAGGTAAAACTACTATGATGACAATTTATACCCTTTGGCATGCTTGCTTTAATAGTGATCAGAGAATGTTAATTGTAGCAAATAAGGAAGGTACAGCAAAAGAAATATTTTCAAGAATAAGAATGGCATATGAAGAATTACCCAACTGGATTAAACCTGGTGTATCTGAATATGGAAAAGAGTCATTAAAGTTTACTAACGGGTCCACTATTGGTATAAGTACCACCACCGGAACGGCAGCACGTGGTCAATCTATTAATGTATTAGTTCTAGATGAGTTAGCATTTATCGAACCACATTTAGTTGATTCGTTTTGGAAATCTGTTTATCCTGTAATTTCTTCTTCTAAAAAATCTAAAGTTTTTATCGCATCAACTGCTAACGGATCCGATAACCTTTTTTATAAAATATGGAATGGTGCTATAGAAGAAACTAATGGTTGGGGGTATGATAAAATTTTATGGAACGAAATCCCAGGCAGAGACGCTAAATGGAAAAACGACACATTACGAACTATTGGTAGCGAAGAAGCATTTAATCAAGAATTTGGATGTGAATTTGTTTCTTCAGGGGAAATGGCTATAAATGAAGAGTTATTTGAAATATTAAAAATAAATTGCATAAAACCTAAAATGGTTATGGAAGAAGGAAAATATAAAATCTTTAGAGAACCGGATGAGTTTGGGTTATACGTTGCAGGGGTCGATATAGCTGAAGGGGTTAATCAAAATGCTAGCGTGATACAAATTTTAGATTTGAAAGACCTTACTAATATAGAACAAGTTGCTGTTTACCATAATAAAGAAATAAACCCGTTTCATTTTACACAAAAACTTCATGAAATTTTATTACAATGGGGATCACCACCTGCATTAATTGAAAGAAATAATTGCGGAGCTCAAGTCGTAGAGCAACTATATTTTAATTACCGATATGGAAATGTAGTAACATACGCAGCCGGCGCCGGAAAACAAAAAAATAATAAAGTCGGTGTCCTAGCTCACACAAATACAAAATACCGAATGATTACAAATATGAGATATTTTATGAATGAATTGAGATCAGTAAATGTAAGAGATATTGAAACATTAACTGAAATAAAAAACTTTGTAAAATACCCAAACGGTAAATGGGCCGCCAAACCAGGTATTAATATGCTAGATGATAGGGTGATGTCGTTGGGTTGGGCATTAATCATTTTGGAAAACGAAATAGTTCAAAGATATTTTGAAGTTTTAAGGTTGGATGATAATAATAGACCTGCTGAATTAAAGAGATATGATTATGATATTCACACCCCTTTAGGAAAAGGGTTATGGGACGAAGATAACGAAGAATCAAAATTAGATACTATTATTTTTACAGAAAAAAATGACGAAGAAAATAATGCAGAATTATCTGTAATGAAAACCCGTGGTTGGGTGAATGCTGGTGATTTCCAAACTCAAAAATCATATGCACCTGTTAGTGATTTAGGGTTGCATTAAATAATTTAAATGGCTACAACATATAACCAAGCAGCATTAAACAAGGAAAGAAAAGATAAATTTATCTTGGTTATTCCTACGCCTAAATTTTTAAAAGAAGATGTAAATAGGCATTCTCGTAAAAATAAAAATGTTAATCCTGACAGTATGCAATTTTCCGTATATGGTAGTGTTGTACCACCTGTTACAATACCAAATGTTGAGGTGAGATATTCTGGTCAAACATTAAATGTTACAAGTCATAACAGGCCTGCTTACCCGCCTGTAAACGTAAAGTTTACAATAGATAACAGATTTAATAACTATTGGTTTATCTATAAGTGGTTAGATAAACTGCAAGATGATTATGCTGGGTATTTTAACCCTGACAAAAAATATCAAAAGGGTGCTGTAATTGAAGATCAATACATGTCCGACTTTACAATTTACGCCCTAGATGAATACAATAAAAGGGTCGCACAGTTCGATTTCACAAAAGGGTTTCCTACCTTTTTGGGTGGTATAGAATATTCTTATAGAGATCCGGGGGAAATAGAGACACAATTCAGTTTTGCTTATAGTCAATTCTACGTAAAATTATTATCACCAGAGTGATATTTATATAAAAAGTAGTTTATACAAATCTTTTCTTAAAAAAACATAAATATACATATGGCACAAAGAACTATTCAAAGTCCGGGTGTAGAAATCAATGAAGTCGACTTATCGTTAGGAGCTGTTAACAAAATCGGCACAACAATTTTCGTTACAGGGTTTGCACCTCAAGGACCGAACGATGAAATCGTACAGGTATCAAGTTTGTCTGAATTTGAGACGATTTACGGTCAACCAACAAATTCAGCTGAAAGGTATTTTTATCACACAGTAGCACAATCATTCAATAGCAGAGCAAACATCATGGTAAATAGATTACCATATGGTCAAAGTTTGGGTGATGGTTTTACTAACAAATATTGGGCTACAGTATACCCAGCCGTGCCTATTAACCAGCAAGCAGTAAACATGAATATCAACAACCCGGGTGTTGGGTGGGGAGCATTATCAGCTAACGTCAATCCTACATGGGATACACCCGGATCGTATGACGTTCAATTTTCACCGGCGTCATCCGGTAATATGGTTTATTATTATATTGGTAAACCAACGTTCTTAAGTTTGACGCAAGCACAATATAATTCAATATTAGATGATTCTGCCATATCATGGGCAGATAAACCGAACTGGGTGGACAGTACACCATTTACTGTTGATAACACAGCAACCGGGAACGCTGCGCAGTTAATTTCCTTAGCTGGTGCAGCTGTTATTACTTTGAATACAGCCAAAACAACGATTAATAATTCGTTTGAAGGTTATTATACAGCGTTATTAGATAATACAAACTTATATGCCACGACAAATTATAATGATGTTGAAGTTATTAAAGTTTCTAAAGATGAAACAAATACAACACAACAATATAGCGCATTAACAGACGTACCTGTAAGTAGATTAAATTTCTCTTTGAGCGCTAATTTTAACACTTCAACGGTTGAACAAAATATTTCAGAAGTTGCTGAAAAGATCGCAACATTTAACGTTGCAACAAGTGCTTTCGATGACACGTTGGTAAATGGGTTATTTAGATTACGTTCATCTGTATTTTCACCTGAAGTTACTAAGTTAGACTTTTTCTTAGAAGAAGGTTATTTTGGTAGTGTTGATTATTATAGGCAGATTAATAGTGAGCAAGGTGGTCAACCACTCAGTTATTACTTACCTCAAAAATTATCTAATAAGAGCGTTAATACAGCAATGAAAATTAACCCTTATATTTCTGGTAAATAT